GTATGAGGATACACGATTCCTGAAGGAAATAAAAGTATATCTCCTGTTTTTAATTTAATTTCTTTATCTCTTAACATGAATTCAGCTCCTTCGTAATCTTCATTAAGATTGCCTACGATAGATATGATAGGAATACCTTTCATTTTACCATCAAAAATACTGTGAATATTATCGTAATGTATTCTCATGGTATTGCCTACTTCATATTTATTGAATCTTATCGGACTGAATTTAGTTAGCCAAGGTGGTTGTGTCTTTTCTCCTGGCCATGAATGTTTAATCTGATAGTCCCCTAATGCCTTTGCAAGATATGGAGTTATTTTATTCTGTTGTTCCTGGGTACAGGACATAACATCAAGTTCTTTTGTAGGTTCTGATATATCATCCCCTGTTCCATAATTATTCCAGGTATGCTTCTTCCATTCTTTTTTATTACATTCATCAACAAGCAATTCGCAAATCTCTACAGGAATATGATTTTCAACGTAGATATAATCTTCAATTGTTTTCATGCATCAGCCTCCTTAGATCTAGATGAGTTAAAGAATTTTCAGAACCTAATACGTCAATGCAAAAGGTATTAAAGGACATGCTATATCTTGTTTCTTCACTCTGATTTATAGGCACAGAATGTTTTAGATTTGATGGAAATAATAGTAATTCTCCTGGTACACAGGGAAGTAAAAAGGTTTCAGCTGTAATATTATTGTATTTAGCAGGATCCAGTTTCATAGCGCTTTGAGTAGATTTTGCAAACTGTATAGGTGGAAGTTTGCCACCAATTTTAAAAAAGAAAACTCCACTAACCATACTGTTTGGATGTACATGTTCGTGGTGCTTGGCTCCCGGTGGATTCCTGTTGGTCCAGCATTGAGTAATTACCAGTCGTTGCTTGGAGTTTAAAATCTTTTCTGTATATTTTATAATACTTTCACCAAAGAAACTTTTAATCTTTTTAAAGATTTCATGTTTCATTAAATAAGAATCTTTTGACTTAAAATTCTTGTTCTCTTTCTGTGAAGTATATTCCAGATTCTCGATATACTTTGTCTCTTCGCTAATATCACCATCATACTTGGTAATTAAAACAGGTGTCGGGAAAATTTGTAGTAGTTCGTCTTTCTCTTTCATATAGAAAGTATATTATATTCTAATTCTGAAGTCCACCGTGAGCATCTGAAATTGTTGCCATATTACCTGTTACTGCTGATAAATCTCCAAAATCTGTAGCATCACCCGTAGAAGCAATAGTAATATATTCTATTATATTGGTTGGCCCTGGGTTTCCTCCTGCCACACATCCTCTAGTAGTATCAGACATAGCACAAGATGACATTCCACTTCTTGCTGCTGATAAATCTCCGAAATCGCTTACATCACCTGTTGAAGCTATTGTTACATATTCCATTTCATCTTGATTGGTAGGAGTGGCTCCTCCTGTAAAAACTGCTCTAGTACCAGAGCCTGTTGATCCAACAGTGTCTTTAGCTTCAGATAAATTTCCAAAGTCTGTTGCATCACCTGTAGATGCAATTGTAACATAATCTATGACATCACTATAAGAAGGAGTGGCTCCTCCACCAGTAAGTCCCCGTGTTGAGCTACTAATTCCTGCAGCCCTTGCTCGAGTAACATCTTGGTCCCCAAAGTCAGAAGCATTTCCTGCTGTCGCTATTGTCCAATACTCGATTTTATTAACAACACTTGGTTCTTTTCCACCAGAACATATTCCTCTAGTAGAACTTCCAAATCCAGCAACCCCTTTACGTGCAGCTGTTAAATTACCAAAATCAGCACAGTTTCCGCGTGAATGTATTTCAACAGAATCAATAACATCTGAGTTACTAGGATCAGTACCTCCAAAAAAAGTAGCCCGTGTATTTGAAGCCGCACCAGAAACAGTTGCCCTAGTGCTTGTTAAATCTCCAAAGTCAGAAGAATTACCTAGCGTTTGAATAGTAATAGTGTCTATAGTATTTACCCTAGCACTAGGATCACCTGCCATACCACCTGCTGAAAGTGCTATTCCACTTCCAAGAGTTAAACCTCTCGGTTCGCCTTCTGTAAGGCCTGCGTGTGCATTGCTTAATGTAGCTTTATCACTTCCTGCTACAGTTAAATCACCAAAGTCAAGAGCAAGGCCTCCAGATTCAATTGTTGAATATTTTATATCGTTGTAATGACCAGAACCGTCTCCTCTTCCCATCCAAAGTGCTCTAACATTATTTGAGGCACCACCCAGATAACTTCCACTAGTGGGAATAGATCCCCAACTTGTAGTATTTCCTGTAGAGGCTATAGTAATATATTCCATAGTAGCTATATAACTACCAGTATTTCCTCCTGCAGTAATACCTCTTGTTGTTGAACCAGAACCTCCAACACCGTGCATTGCTGCAGATAAATCTCCAAAATCTGTAGCATTACCTAAAGTTGCAAAGTCGACATAATCAATTATATTATAATTTGTTGGATCAGTTCCACCAGCAGCAATTCCTCTTGTCGGAGAATTAATACCTGCCATAGCTCTTCTTGCTTGTGTTAAATCTCCAAAATCTACATATTGTCCAACACTAGCAAAATGAATTAAATCTATAGAGGCTACTTCAGTTCCTCCTGTAGTATTTCCTCCACAAACTATTCCTTTAACTGAATTATTAGCGGTAGCAGGTCCTCCACCCCTTAAACTTAGTAAATCTCCAAAGTCTGCTCCATTACCAGCAGAGGATATGGTTATATATTCTGTATCATTTGTATTTCCTCCAACATATCCACCAGCAATTATTCCTCTTGTGTTATTACTTATTGCTCTACTACCATATCTGGCATTATTACAATCCCCAAAGTCTGCTGCATCACCAGTCGATGCTATACTCGTATGTTCAATTACATTTAATGTAGAAGGGGCATATCCTCCAGCTGCTATTGCCTTATCACCTCTGTGTGACCACAGATTTCCCATCTGTCTTTTATACTGTTCCTTGATGCTCCAAATATCACCCATTATGTATCTACCACTCCTAGATTCCCGTCACAAAGTCCGCCATGAGCGTTTGAAGCGCCACCTTGTAAGGAATCCCTATCTACGCTTAAGTCGCCAAAATCTGCTCCTGTTCCGCCTGAGGCAATTGCTAGATAATCAATTATATTTCCTGCAGGACTTCTTGTGCCTGCCCATATGCCTCTTCTTGAATTTGAAATGCATCCCATAAAAGCACCAATTGTAGATAAATCACCATAGTCAATTGAATTTCCAGTTGATGCTATTTCGATATATTCAACCCCTTTTTGATAAGTTGGAGTATATCCTCCACCAAAAGCTCCTCTGGTTGAACTTGAACATGCTCTCGGTGCAGCAAGCGTTGCAGTTAAATCTCCAAAATCAACTCCATCGCCAGTAGAGGCAATAGTAATATATTCAATAATATTTTTTTTAGTTGGATCTTTGCCACCAGCAAAGACCCCTCTCGTTGGAGAAGCCGTTCCACCCATATTAACTCTGCTATCTGTTAGATCTCCAAAATCTGTTGCGTTGCCTGCACTAGCCATATCAAAATAGCATATAACATCAGTAGTAGGACTACCACCAGCTCCAATACCTCTTACTGAATTAGAAGCACCACAATGCTGTCCCCTTCCACCTGTTAAATCACCAAAATCTGCTGCATCTCCTGTTGTTACTATGGTCACATAATCTATTACATCTGAATAACCAGAAGGCGTATCACCTCCCATCCAAAATCCTCGAGTAAAACTACTAACACCTGCTGCTGTTGCATCTGATCTAGTTAAATCTCCAAAGTCAGTTGCATTTCCTGTAGTTGCAATCGTTATATAATCTATAACATTTGTTTTATTGGGATCTTGACCACCTCCAAATATTCCACGTGCTCCTGCGTTAGGCCAATAGCCTCCCTTAACAGCATCTGCAACTTCTTTCATGGTCCAGATGCCCGATGCGTTGTCGAGTCTTGGATAATTTAGAGCCATTTAAAACTCCTATGATATTTTCTTAGCCCAGAGTACGGTAGCTGCAGCGTCTTGATCAAAAGCAACTTCTTCACCTGCATCATTACGTTCTGTCCAGTCACCAGTATAAGAATCTAAGTAACTTTTAACTGCTGCTTTATTAGCAAGTTCACCTAAAGCAGTTTCAGATGATCCATCAACAGTTGCACCAATCAGATCCCAG